CGACCCTTCAGGGTCGTGCCCTGTTGCACGAGGCTAAAGCCTCGCACTATACCAGGTCCGCTCAGAATGACAGGTGGATGTCCTTAAACAATATTCAATTATTAAAGTTCAAATACAAATACAAATACAAATGCAAAAACTCCGCCAAAAGCCATAATACTAGGCCTCAGGCTTAGCCTGCCTTCTACTTTAAACCCATATATTGATTTTGTCAATAGGCAATTAGTAATTTACCAAATAGCCTACCCTGGATTTTATTATAGCAGCCAGCTTTCATTTGTCAATATACCTAATATAACGAGGTATAGCAAGGTATAGTCAGGACAAAAATCCCTTGCTCTTTTAGAACAAAAGTGCTAATTTTATACCTAACTATGGATCTGCCTGTTAAGTCCTTGAGAGTTCCCAATGCCCCCCTTTTTGTCGTTGCGAGGCTGACGGAGTCAGCCGAAGCAATCTCGGTGAGGCAACGGGATTGCCGCGCTCCGCATTCGCTTCGCTCGCAATGACAAACAAAGAGGCGGGACAAGCCCGACTCTGCGGCATTGAATCATGGAGGAAAACACAGACTGAAGCAAGTTTGGAGCGAATGATGGCAGAAAGGTTGCCTTGGGATTTATTGCCCGAAGAATTCCCTTATGAAGATAAGGGCTGTGAGCTCTTCCCCTCCTGTCTTAACTGCCCCTTTCCTGATTGCATTAAAGAAGAGCCCTGGGGGAAGGAGAGGTTCTTGAAGAGCAGGCGAGCCGAGAGGATGGTGGAGTTGAAGAGGGAAGGGAAAGGCATTAAGGAGATTGCCCGCATATTTGAAGTGAGCCCGAGAACGGTGCAGAGATGGCTGAAGGCGGTGGAGGTGGCCTCTCCAAATTAAAATTTAAAAATAAAAATGCAAAATTACAGAGCAAAAGTTAAAAGTTTTTGAATTTCGATTATGACTGACTTCAACCTATCTCATCTAAACCGCATGGACACCCAACGCCTCGCCAACTATCGCACCAACCTGGATTTCTACCTGGGAAATCATTGGCCCACCACGTCGCCTGCCCGCCAAGGCCTGGCAGGCGGGCGCCACCGCCAGCTCGTCTTTAACTACGCCAAGGTCTCCGTTGACAAAGTAACCAGCTTCCTTATGCAGGGACTCGGCTTTGCCTGCTACCCCACCGATGCCCGCTTGTCATTGCGAGGAGCGCAGCGACGAAGCAATCTCGAAAGTGAAGAGACCAAAGCCCGCAGGGCCGAGCAGATCCTCCGCCAGGTCTACGAGGACAACAACCTTCAGCAGCTCGATTACGAGACCGAAGTCGACGCCGCTGTCCTGGGAGACGGCTGCTACAAGGTGATATGGGACACCGACGAGAAGCGAATCCGTATCACCGCTCCCGATGTCTCCGGCATCTATGCCTGGTGGCTCGGGGATGACACTTCCAGGGTATGGAGAGTCGCTTCGCGATACACGCTTACTCAGGATGAGGTCCAGCTTCTTTATGGTCAGGCCATCGAGAAGAAGGCCGCCACCATCACCGAGGTCTGGACGGATAAGGCATTCGACATATACCTGGATAATGACATCATAGAGTCCAGCCCCAACCCTTATGGCTTTATCCCGTTTATCATCTTCCCCAATGTAAAGCAGCCCAAGCACTTCTGGGGTGAGTCCGATATCCCCATCCTTATCCAGCCGCAGCGGGAGCTCAACCGTGCTCTCAGTCAGCTATCCCGTATACTGGAGCTGTCGGGAAACCCCATCGCCGTCCTCGAGAACATCGAATCAGCCGAGGACATCAAGGTCCAGCCGGGCGCCCTGTGGACCATACCCGAGGACGCCAGGGCTTATCTTCTGGACTTATTGCAAGGCGGCGGAGTCAGGCTGCATGTCGATTATATAGATTTGTTGTACCGTGCCCTTCACGATATCTCGGAGACGCCCCAGGCTGCCTGGGGAGGTATCGAGAAGGAGCTATCCGGCGCAGCCCTGAACATCGAGCTCGGCAGCCTTATTCAGAAGGTGATCCGAAAACGTACCATCAGGACCAACGCCTATCACCAGCGTAACGCCATGATATTGAGGCTGGCGGAGATGTTTATGAACGAGAACTTTGAGGGAGTGAACCATAGAGTGGTCTGGGGCCAAGTACTACCCCAGGACGTCGATAGGCAGGCCCAGACCGAGCAGCTACTGGTCCAGGCCGGAGTCCACAGCCGGAGGACCGCCATGGACGAAATGGGGATCCAGGACCCCGACGGGGAATTCTCCAGGTGGTTGGAGGAGAGAGGCAGGATCCTCAAGATGAATCAGGAGTTTAGGGCAGCTTCCACACGTGGTGGAGCGAGAGAGAGAGCGGTTGCCGCGGAGCCTGCTCGCCAAGCTTTAGCAGGCGAGATGGAAGCGCCTGAATAATAACTCACCTCTCTGTCATCGCGGGTCCCGATTTATTGGGACGAAGCAATCTCAAGAGGAATAGGAGAAACATATGGAAAACGGAACCCCAGAAACTAAAGAAACTCAGAACAACGCTCCGGAACCCGAGGACCTGGAGGCCATCAAGGCCCAGCTCGAGGAGGAGAAGGAGGCTAAGGCCGCTGTCGAGGCCGCCCTGGCTGAGAAGGACGCTCGCATCGCCGAGCTGCAAGCCGAAGGCGAAGCATTGCGAGCAGAGCGAAGCAATCTCCAAGCCTCGCTAAGCGAAGCGACCCAGGGAAGCGAAGCAGCCGCCGCCGAACTCGAGCAGGTCAAGGAAGCCAACTCCCAGGCCGTGGCCAAGTACCTCGATGCCGTCAGGGCTACCAATCCCACCATTCCCCAGGACATCATCACCGGCGACACCATCGAGGGGATAGACGCCTCGCTGGCCAAGGCCCAGACCATCGCCGAGTCTGTCAAGGCCAACCTCGAAGCCCAGGCCAAAGGGGCCCGGGTCCCGGCAGGGGCGCCACCCAGGGGCGAGATATCCCTTGAGGGCTTATCTCCCCGGGAGAAGATCGCCGCTGGAATCCAGCAAAAAGGAGGAACTAGCTAATCATGAGCATATCATTAGCAGAAGCGAGTAAGCTCTCGACCGATATCCTGCTTAAGGGAATCATCGAGACCATCGTCAAGGACAGCCCCATCTTACAGGAGCTGCCCTTCATCCAGATCGTGGGCAATAGCCTGAAGTACAACCGGGAGAAGACTTTGCCCACCGTGGCCTGGTACGACCCCGTCACCGATACCTGGACCACCTCAGAGCCCGAGTTCGAGCAGTGCTCCGCCAGCCTCTGCATCCTGGGCGGAGACGCCGACGTGGACAACTTCCTTAAGGCCACCCGCTCTAACATTCAGGACCTCGAGGCCGCCGTCATCGAGCAGAAGGCCAAGGCCCTGAGGAATGAGTTCGAGAACGCCTTCCTGAACGGGGACTCCGGTGTCAACGCCAAGCAGCCCGACGGCCTGTATAAGACCATGAAGGGCACAGCCTGGGAGGCCAGCACCGCCTATTCCCTGGGAGATGTCGTTGTCCCCACCGCCGGCCTCGAGAACGGCTTCCGGTATGAGTGTACCACCGCTGGCACATCGGATGCTTCCGAGCCCACTTGGAAGACCACCGAGGGCGAGACCAACAGCGACGGCTCCGTGGTCTGGACCTGTCGCTACGGCAATCACCTCGGCTCGGGGGCCAATGGCGCAACCCTCTCCTTGACCAGCATGGACAAGCTCATTGACCTTGTCAGGGGTGGCAAGCCCGACCTGCTCTTAATGAGCCGCCGGTCCCGCCGGAAGCTGGCAGCGCTGGCCAGGGCCCAGGGCAGCAACCTGCAGGTCGGCCAGGGCAAGCTCGGCGAGTTCGTTGAGCTCTACAACGGCATCCCTGTCCGTGTCAACGATTGGGTTAAGGATAGCTACACCGTGGGCACGTCCTCGGATTGCTCGGCTATCTTCGCCTTCCAGATAGGAGAGGGTGCGGTCTGCGGTCTTACCAGCCCCGAGATGATTCAGGTCGAGCGTCTCGGCTCCCTGGAGACCAAGGACGCCGCCAGGACCAGGGTCAAGTGGTATGTATCCCTGGCCAACTTCTCCATCGTCAAGGCCGCCATGCTCACAGGAGTGAGGGACTAGCGGAAGGCAGGAGTCAGTAGTCGGAATTCAGAATCTACTGACTCCTGCCTTCCCAATCCCCCTCTTAAGATAAGAGGGGCTAGGGGAGTTATGAAAAGGGGAGTTATGAAATGAACCTGACAGAAATGAGAGCCCGGGTCCGGGAGGACCTCCAGGACACCGACAGCCAGAACTACTGCTGGACCGACGACGAGGTCGACGGAGCCATCCAGAGAGTAGTCACGGAGTACTCCCTCCACGCCCCTATCGAGCAGCAGGACGATATCGCTACCACCGATGGCGATACCGAACTCGATATCTCGTCCCTGTCAAGCTTGCTCGAAATCGAGTCCGTCGAGTTCCCCATCGGCCAGACCCCTAAATATCTCCAGAGGACAGAGTACTGGGTCGGCCAGCTCTACATGCAGGACGAAGGCAACGGCAACGACGCCCGTGTCCGCTGGCTTAAGAAGCATACCCTGGACGCCAGCTCCACCACCATCCCAACGGAGCACGAGGAGATTATAGTCCTCGGCGCGACAGGCTACTTAGCCATGTCAGCCTCGGCCTACACGGTGGACAGGGCCAGCATCGCCGGCAGGCACGCCGCCATCAACTATAAAGCCTGGGGTAAGGAACGACTCGACCGC